ATTATTATGGAGTATGAAATCCCAAATGAGGGTGGAACTTACATTCTGAACCCTAAAACTGGCAAACGAAAGCTAGTTCAACAAACAAAACCAGCAGAACTCCCCACCGAGGTAAAAACAGATGGCACAACTGACAAGGAAGAGAGTAATTCTAATTGAAGCGGAAAGTTCTTATGGAACTGACCCTACTCCAGCCGCTACAGATGTAGTTTTAGTAACTGATCTAAGCATTACACCACAATCAAGTGATGTTGTTAACAGAGATGTGGTTAGACCATATCTTGGCTCATCACAACAGTTACTGGCAAACACTAGAGTTGAATGTACATTCAGTGTTGAGTTTTGCGGAAGCGGCACAGCCGGAACAGCACCTAGGTATGGAAGTGCGCTCAAGGCGTGTGGGCTTTCAGAGACTGTAGCTTCTGGAACTAGCGTTACTTATGAACCAATCTCAGCAAACTTTTCATCAGTTACTATTCACTACAACGTAGATGGTGTAAGGCATATTGTTACAGGGTGTCGAGGAAATGTAGCATTGTCAGCAGAGGTAGGAGCGATACCAACCCTCGATTTTACTTTTACCGGAATATACAATGCCCCAACAGATACTGCATTACCTTCTGTTACCTATGGAAACCAAGCAACTCCATTAATATTTAAAAATGGTAATACAAGTAGCTTCCAGTTATTAAGCTTTGGCGGAGCATTACAAAGTCTTAACTTTGATATCGGTAATTCAATCGTGTACAGAGAACTTGTTGGTGGCACTAAAGAAGTCTTACTTACAGATAGAGCAGCTAATGGTTCTGTAACTATAGAAGCTCCAACACTTGCACAGAAAGATTATTTCACGGCTGCCTTAAGTGATACTGCTCTTGGTAATTTAACAGTTACTCATGGAACTGCTGCTGGTAATATTTGTCGATTAAGCAGTACTAAAGTAGATATTGGCGATGTATCTTATGGTGAAATGGATGGTGTTACTATGCTTGAAATACCATATACACTTGTTCCAAGTTCAGCAAATGATGAGTTATCAATCGTCTACACTTAACTTTTTATAAATTAAGAGCTAGAGTGTAGAAGTATATTTATTTCTACACTTTATGGCTTTTGTAAGAAAAAAGAACAAAACATTTAAATGGCCTGTTGTTGTTCGAGAACCTAGTGAAACTGATGCTGGTGTTTATGAGGAGAATGAGTTTACTGCTATTTTCAAAAGATTAAAAGTAAGCGAGTATCAAAATGCAGCAGAAAGCAAAACAGAATTTGAAATGCTGAAGATGATGTTAGTTGGATGGGAAAATATGAAAGAAGAGAATGGTGAGGATATACCCTTTAATAACCAAAATTTAAAAGATATGATGGAGGATGCATATTGGTTGAGAGCAGTTTCAAATTCTTATACTAAATCTTTAATTGATGATAAAGTAAAAAACTAAAAGAGGCAGTTCTTTATTGGTTGGGGTCTGGTAAAGAAGTAATTGATGAAACAAAACAAGATGCATTAGCATTTGGTCTGGAACTGCCTACAGAAAAAAAAGAGGAAAAAAAAGAAAATTTTGAGGTATTACCTGATAATTGGGATGCTGTTATGATCTTTTGTAATATGCAGACACAATGGAGTACTTCCTTTGGAGGTTTTGTAGGATTAAGATATGAAGTTCTTTTAATGCAAGGTGGTATGTTTGACCTTTACAATATTGTAGATAGGCGTAAAATTTTAGAAGAGCTACAAATTATGGAACATACAGCCTTGAAAGAACTTAATAAGGAAAAGAAATAATATGGCTTCTTCTACATCAAGAATTAATATTGAGTTTTTATCAAAAGGAGATACTGAGGTTAATAAAGCTTTTAAACGTCTTCAAGCAGAGACTAGACGGTTAAATAGAGATTTTCAAACTTTATCTAAGCAATCTATAGCCGAGGTAAAAAGAGAGTTTCAAAGATTAGGACATGGTTCTAGAACTAGTATTAATGCAATGCAAGCGCAGAGAAATGCTCTGAATGGTTTGCGTAATATGGCTGATGTAACCAGCTTAGAATTTAAACAATTAACTGCTGATATTGCAAGATTAGATGCTCAGATGAGAAAAGCTAGTACTGGAGCTACTGGTTTTAAAGGTAAATTAGGCACTATGACAAAAGGTCTTGGAGTGGTCGCTTCTGCTGGTATCTTTGGTGGGGTAGAAGGGGCTTTAGGTTCTGGAATTGGATTTGCACTTGGTGGCGTACCAGGTGCAATAGTAGGTGGTACGGCTGGTGCATTTGTAGGTCAGTTAAGACAGGGTGCAGCTGAAATAGCGAGCTTTTCTGCAAATTTAGAATTACAAAGAAAAGCATTAAGACTTGTTATTGGAGATACACAAAAATATGCAAAAGCTCAACAGTTTCTAGCAAATACTTCTCTTAAGTTAGCGATACCTCAAAGTGTTATTACTAGACAATTTACTTCTCTAACAGCATCTGTTGTAGGTGCTGGATTGTCGGTTGATGATGCAGAAAAGGCATTTCTTGCAATTGCTTCTGGTATAAGAGGTACTGGTGGATCGCTCGAAGATATGAAATCTGCGATGCGAGCGGTTAGCCAGGTCTTTTCAAAAGGAAAGGTATCGGCAGAAGAACTCAGGCAACAACTTGGAGAAAGACTACCTGGTGCATTTACTTTGTTTGCTGATTCTATGGAGATGACTCCAGAAATGTTAGATAAAGCATTAGAGCAAGGCAAAGTAACGCTTGAAGACTTTATGGGTTTTTCAGAACTCTTGTTAGAGAAGTATGGAAAAAACGCAGAACTTCTTGCATCTGGGCCAGAAGCTGCTGGTGACAGATTAAGAACTGCATTAGAAGATTTAAATGATGATTTAGGTGCATTATTAAGGCCAATAGGTTCGCAGTTTCAAGTACTATCAGAAAATATTGTTAGAGATTTAGCTGATATTGTCAAAGAATTTAGAAAAATGGTAGAGGGAATAGCAAATGAAAGAATGATGATAGAGGCTTTATCACTCACTAAAAATGAAAGGCAAAGAATTAACACAAAAGCAAAAGACGAAGCAATTGAAGCAGTTAAAGCTACAGTTTTTACTCAAGAAGATGCTGAACAATTAGCTAAATTTATTGAAAAAAATCTTGATTTTAATATATTTGGCATGAAAGATAGAAAAATAAGAAAAGTGTATGATCACGTTGGCAAAACATTTGGTGAAATGGATATGCATATTGCAGATATACTTAAAAGATATGAAATAATAACAGGAAAAAATCTACAAGATCTAACTACAGAATTTAGAAGGTTAGAAATTAAAAGACGATTTGATTTAATACCAATAGATTCAAAAACTGGCGATGGTACTGGCGATGGTACTGGCGATGGTACTGTAAATGGTGATGATGGTTTAACTGAATTAAACAACATTCAAAAAGGAGCAAAGGCATATTTCGACACTATTAAAGAATTTGGAAAACAAACTCAAGACGCTGTAGCTAATGCATTTAAAGGTATGGAAGATGCTCTTGTTAAGTTTGTTCAAACAGGAAAGCTTAACTTTAGTGATTTAGCAAGATCTATAATGGCAGATCTCACCAGAATGCTTGTAAGAGCGTCATTGCTTAATTTCTTAAGTCCTTTTCCATTCTTTGATCGAATAACAGGTGGTAAAAACGCAATGGGAGGTGTATACGATGCTGGCAACAAGATTTCTAAGTTTGCATATGGGGGCATAGTTAAAAAGCCCACTCTATTTCCAATGGCACAGGGCATGGGACTTATGGGAGAAGCTGGCCCAGAAGCTATTATGCCATTGAAACGTGGTGCAAATGGAAAACTTGGAGTGCAAAGTTCTGGAGGTGTTGGTAATATTGTTGTAAATGTAGATGCTTCTGGTAGCTCTGTTGAAGGAGACAACCAGCAATCACAAGAATTTGGTAGAGCTTTAGCTGTTGCCATACAATCAGAAATGATTAAACAAAAAAGACCAGGTGGTTTATTAGCATAAATGGCAAACTTTCCTTCTATTGAGCCTTCGTTTAGCGTTACCAAAAGGTCGCAACCTAGAACTAAAGTTGTTCAATTTGCAGATGGTTTTGAGCATCGTCTTGGCTTTGGCTTGCCAAATCAACAAGATCCAAAAACATTTAATTTAAAATGGGAGAACATAACTGAAGAAGAGTCAGATACTATTGAATATTTTTTAGAGGAACGTGCAAGAGATAAGGCAAGTTTTACATATTCACCACCAAATGAAGCTTTTACTAAAACAGGTACATATACGCAAAGCAGTACAACAATAACTATAACGATTACGAATCATAGATTATTTGTTGGTGATTCTTTGGTAATCGACTTCACTTCTGGGTCTTCTGCTGATGGTACATATATAGTTTCTTCTGTTACTAATGCAAATGATTTTGTTGTAACCGCAGCTAGTGGTGCAACAACAAGTGGAAATGTTTCTATAACAAAAACAGCATCATATAAATTTGTATGTCCAAAATGGAGCAAAGAAATGAATGTTCCAAATTTAGCAACAATCTCAGCTACATTTGTACAAAAATTTGAAGCATGACAATAGATACTGCACCTGTTTTTAGTGACATACAAAAAGTAAATCCATCTTCAATTATTGAGCTATTTAAACTTGAGCTAAAAGAAGGACTTAATTATGAGACAGGTAATCCTTCAAACGTAACAACAGTACATAGATTTCATTCTGGAAGTAATCTTGATGCTTATGGAAGTATTGTTTGGAATAGTGAAACATATCTTAGGTTTCCTGTAGAAGCATCTGGTTTTGCTTTTCAAAGAGGTCAATTACCAAGACCAACAATTACTGTAAGTAATATGGGGACACCTAGTATGTCTGCTGTTTTATTGGCTGCAAACACTTTTACTGCTGGAAATGATTTAACAGGTGCGAAGGTTACAAGAATAAGAACTATGGCAAGGTTTTTAGATGCCGCAAATTTTTCTGGAGCAACAAATCCGTTTGGAACTCCAGATTCAGATGCAGAGTTTCCAAGAGAGATATATTACATAGATCGTAAATCGGCAGAAAATAGAGAAGTTGTTCAATTTGAATTAGCAGCAATATTTGATATGGCTGGTATTCGTGCGCCAAAACGTCAATGCACAAGAGATTTATTTCCATCTATAGGTACATTTATAGGATGAATTGGAAAGATAATGCATTGGTTCATGCGAAAGACCAAGATCCTAAAGAAGCTGTTGGTTTAGTGTTAAATATAAAAGGCAAAGAAAGATATTTTCCTTGTCGCAATTTATCAATGACAGCACATCAATGTTTTATTCTTGATCCAGAAGATTATGTGAAGGCAGATAAACTTGGAGATATTATTGGAGTTTTTCATAGTCATCCTGTTACCTCTCCAGAACCTACACAAGCAGATAAAGTTGGTTGCGAACAGAGTA